AAAAATCAAAGATGCAGAATTAGAAAAGGAAAGTGCTACTAGGCAATTGGACGCACTAATAACAACACAAATACACCATGATATTGTCTATGATATACTCAAAGATGGCGGTCTTAAAAGCCGTATTATTGCACACTATGTTCCCATCATCAATGGACTCGTTAACAAGTTCCTCGGAAAACTTAATCTCTATGTTGACTTCACCATCGACGAAGAGTTCAAGGAAACAATCAAATCACGATACCGAGATGCATTCTCATATTCCTCTTTCTCTGAGGGAGAAAAACAACGTATTGACTTGGCAATTCTTTTAACTTGGCGTGAAGTTGCACGAATGAAGAATAGCCTCAATTGTAACCTATTGATCTTTGATGAAATTCTTGATTCATCTCTAGATGCTGCTGGTACTGAAGCCTTTATGAAAATTTTAAATAAGATGACAAACAAATGCTCTATCTATATCATTAGCCATAAGGCTGATCAGTTAGTAGATAAGTTTGATCAAAGTCTACAATTTGAAAAGAAAAATAACTTCTCAAAGATAAAGACAAATATCTAAATATTTTTATGAGCAATAAACAGCCAACAGTAAGTAAAAATCCTGAACTGATTAAAGATAATCCAGTTATAGATGCACAATATACATTTAAAAGTATTAATGGATCTCGTATAACTTATAATCGGGGTGATAATGTTACAAACCAAGGTAGGTTTTATAAGTGCTTAAAGGCAACAAATCAAAGTCCTTTACAAAATAAAGCAAATTGGGCTTTGACAGGAATGTCAGAAACATTTAAAGGTTCTTCACCACCTATAAAACCATTAGAAAATCAATTGTGGATGGCTGATACAGGTAAGTTGTATATTTGGTATAAAGATATTTCGGGATTTCAATGGGTTCAGATTTGACTATTTCAATACAGGAGATATACTAGGGCTATGAACGAGGAAAGTTTTCAGAAGTTTAGTAACCGAGGCAAGAATAAGCCATCAGGTTTGGGTAAGAAGCAACAGAAGAGAAGTAAGCGTGGAGATCGCCACGAACAGAAGCAGCAACTTAACGATAGCGTTTATCGTAAAGAACGTGACTAATTTTTAGAAAGATTTATATATGGAAACTGTGACAAAAATGCGTCTATCAAAAGACACCTATAACATTCTCAAGAACTTTGCGGCAATCAATTCAAATATTCTTATTTCACCGGGAAACGTCCTAAAGACCATCTCGCCTGGAAAGAATATTTACGTTGAGGCTACAATTTCGGAGGACTTTGATGTTGAAGTTCCTATTTGGGATTTAAATAAGTTTTTGGGTGTTGTGAGTATGTTCTCAAACCCCGATTTAGAGTTCCACGATACCCATGTAGTCGTTTCTAATGGTCGGTCGAGTGTTACGTACTATTACTCGGAACCAAGCCTCCTGACGGTTCCTACTAGAGAATTGAAGATGCCAAAGACCACCATCAAGTTTGATCTTGATGAAAAGGATCTCAATGAAATTTTGAAGGCAGCAAGTATTCTTCAGGTAAGTGATCTTCGTATGATTGGTGGAGATGGTTCTTTCCGTATTATGGTTGACGATTCTAGCCAGAGTACGACCAATAGTTTTGAGATTGTTTTAGATGAAAACTATACTGGTAAGGATTTTGAAGGTACTTTGAATGTATCTGAGATTAAGTTTATTCCCGGTTCATACACTGTGGAATTGAGTGATACTATTATCTCTAAGTTTACTCATAAGAGTCTGGAACTTGCTTACTACATCGCTATCAAGCGGGGTTAATTGTGTCTGATATTAATAGTCTGCTATGGGTTGAAAAATATCGACCCAAGTCATTATCTGATTGTATTCTTCCTATTGATCTTACCACCATCTTTAATGGTATGATCAAGGAAGGTACAATTCCTAATATGATGCTCTACGGCAAGGCGGGTACGGGAAAGACAACTGTAGCCCGTGCTATTGCCAATGACATTGGTGCGGAAAGTATTATTATTAACTGTTCTGAAGAGAACGGTATTGATACATTACGCACAAAGATTCGTAATTATGCCTCAACGGTTTCCCTAAGTGGAAATCTCAAGGTTGTAATTTTGGATGAGTTTGATTATGCAAATGCACAATCAATTCAGCCTGCTCTTCGTGGAGCCATTGAAGAATTTGCAAAGAACTGCAGATTCATCATGACTTGCAACTACAAGAATCGTATCATTGAACCTCTGCACTCTCGTTGCACGGGTATTGATTTTACGGTTCCTACTGCCGAGAAGGCTACGGTTGCATCTGCAATGATGAAGCGTGTAGAATACATTCTTACCCAAGAAAAGATTCCATATGAGAAGACGGTAATTGTCAATCTTGTCAAAAAGCATTTTCCCGATCTTCGCCGAATTATCAATGAACTACAGAGATATGCCTCTGCAGGTAGTATTGATATCGGAGTTCTTGGTCAAGGTAGTAGCGAATCTTACAAGGAACTTCTTGGGTTTATGAAGAACAAGGACTTTGTATCATGCCGTAAGTGGGTGGTACAGAATCTAGATCTTAATACATCTGATTTCTACAAGCGTTTATATACTGAACTATATACATCTCTTAAAAATCCTTCGGTGCCACAGGCTATTCTTATTATTGCTGAATACCAATATAAGTCTGCCTTTGCAGCAGATCAAGAAATTAATACTATGGCATTGATTGTTCAACTTATGATGGACTGTGAGTTTAACTGATGCAATTAAAAGATTTTCTATCTAGTATTAATCATGACAAAAAACCTCTTCTGGATACAGATGAGAGTGCAGTCAAGGCATATACACCCTTTGTAGTCAATCGGTGTTTATCTTATTTTGCAGATACTCTGTTCCATGCCAATGAGATGAATTGTTCTCCTTGGCTAGACAACAAGAGTCAATTTGATTTCTACAGACTTGCTGTTCGTAAAAAGAAGCGGTTTTCTCCTTGGTTACGGAAAGATACCGAAGAGAATGTAACTCTCATAAAGCATGCATACGGATACACAGAATCCAAGGCTAGGGAAGTACTAAATATACTGAGTACCGAGGATTTGCAATCAATACGCAAAGCCCTTGATACTGGTGGTGTGAGGTAATTTAGTAAGGATTTGTTATGTCTGATCTATCTGATAAAACATTTAAAAATATTGGTATTCATATTAATCTTTTGGACGAAGAGGATTTCATGGTTGTTCGTGAAACCCTTTCTCGCATTGGTGTTTCTCCAAAAGGAAAGAATGTCCTATATCAATCATGTCATTTAATTCATAAAGATGATGTTTATATCGTTGCACACTTTAAAGAACTATTTGCACTAGATGATCTTCCATCTAATGTCTCAGACGAAGATTTGCAAAGACGTAATGCAATCGTTAAATTACTTGAAGAATGGGAACTTCTTGAAGTAGTTGATAAAGATAAACTTAATAACTGTATGCCAATCAATGGTATTAAAATTATTAAACACACAGAAAAAGATAATTGGGAATTGATTCCTAAATTTAATACCGGATCACTACGTAAATTTTTTAATTCATAAGGATGACTATGTATAATTTGACACTATCTATGATCGTTAAGGACGAAGCACCAAATATCGAAAGATGCTTGGCTTCATGCGCACCATTTATTAATTATTATATAATTTGTGATACGGGTTCCACCGATAACACTAAGGAAATAATTAAGAAGTTCTTTGATGAAAAGGGAATTCCTGGTGAAATTCTAGATCACGAATGGTCTGATTTTGGAACCAATCGATCTAAGGCATTGGAAGCCTGTTTAGGTAAAACCAAGTGGGTTATGATGATCGATGCTGATGATTTTCTTGTTGGCGAATTACCTGTAGCATCCTTTGATGATGAATTGGATGGTTATGTCGTACAGATCAAACGAGGTGAATTTCAGTGGCTTCGTGCACAAGTTTTCAATGTTGCAAGAAAGAAGTGGTGGTATGAAGAACCGTTGCATGAATATGCAATGTGTGAACAGCCCATGAATGTTAAAAAGCTTGAAGGTAATTACGGATGGGAAGTTCGTACT